AGTTTGGGTTGGTCAAGTGGACCAACTGCATTAAAATTGGCCTGTGACCATGGAATCAAGGAAATCTACATGCTGGGATTTGACTATCAAGGGCTGGCAGTTGATGCCAAGAAGAACAGATGGCATCTCAACAACATATACGGCGACACACGCAACTACAAGAAGAACAACGATGAGGCCACTTTTTACGGCAACTGGATGAACCAGACCAAGCGTTGCCTACAGGATTATCAAGACATTAACTTCCACCGTGTGATACCTAAAGGATGGTTTAAACCCAACGACATAGATAGGCCGGACAACATAGATCACCCCACAACCGAGGATTTTTTAGCAAAATTTGACTTGCAGATCAAAATCTAGCAAAAATACACCTTTTCGCACCAGTTACGCCACCGTTTTGGCTGGTTAGCAGTAAATACAAACACTTATAAGTACAAATCCGACTATACAAAGGAGCACGTGTAAAATGTCAAATAATAAATTTGAGAGTTTATTAGAATTACTGATAAACGAAGAAAACGATAAAGCCGAGGCTTTATTCCACGAAATCGTAGTAGAAAAATCAAGAGATATCTACGAGAATCTAGCAGACGAAGAAGTGACTGCTGAATCAAAAGACGAAGAAGTTAAAGAAACTGAAGCATCTGATGAGAAAGTAGAAGAAACTACAGAAGAAAAAGTAGAAGAAACTACAGACGAAGCAAAAGATGAAGAAGTAAAAGAGACTTCAGAAGAGTCTAAAGACGAACAAGTAGACGAAGTTGTTGAAATCGAAGACGAAGCAACTGAATCAGAAACTACTGAAGAAGAATCAATTGAAGAAGTAGGCGGAGACGCAACTGACGAATTGGTTAAAGACATCTCAGCAGAAGAAGAAGGCGAAATGGATGCAACACCAGGCGAAGAAATGCCAGCAGACATGGAACCAGAAGCAGACGCAGAAGGCGATGTTGAAGACAGAGTAGTTGACTTGGAAGACGCTTTAGATGAACTAAAAGCAGAATTCGAAGCAATGATGGGCAAAAAAGACGGTGAAGAAGAAAAAGAAGAAGAATCTTTAGCACCAGAAGTTGCACCAGAGTTAACTCCAGAAGTTGAAATGGAAAGCAAAGAAGCAAAAGAAACTGTGAAAGAGTACAAAAATCCAGTTAAAGCGGACACGGCAGACCATTCAGACAAATCAGCAAAATCACCAGTAAACGCTTCTGTTAAATCAGCAGGCGGTACAGCGGCAAACATAGCAAAAGGCGGAGCAGACGACAACGGAAGACCGGCTCCAACTGCGGCTAAGATGGCGGGTGACTTTGAAAACACAGGTGGAAAAGCAAAATCTACTTCATTCAAAAAGAATGAAAAGGCGGACACTGCTGACCACTCTGATAAATCTGCAAAATCTCCGATTGCCAAAGCGTAATTGTTGATTTAAAGGAGAACATCGGATGAGCTCACTATACCTAAGAGAGAATCTAACTTTTAACGAAGCCAGATTACAGATCTTACACGAGAACGAGGGTAAGGATTTGTACATGAAAGGCATCTGTATTCAAGGTGGGATTAAGAATGCTAATCAAAGAACGTATCCAGTGCAGGAAATTGCGAAAGCGACCAAAACACTGAACGATCAGATTAGTTCAGGATACTCTGTGTTAGGTGAAGTGGATCACCCAGATGATTTAAAGATTAATTTGGACCGTGTGTCACACATGATCACAGAGATGTGGATGGACGGACCAAATGGATACGGTAAGATGAAAATCCTACCAACACCAATGGGCCAACTTGTCAAAACTATGTTGGAATCAGGTGTGAAACTAGGCGTATCAAGTAGAGGATCTGGAAACATGTCCGAGTACGGAAACGGCGAAGTTTCAGACTTCGAGATCATCACAGTAGATGTTGTGGCCCAACCTTCGGCACCGGGTGCTTACCCCACACCAATTTACGAACACCTATTGAACACAAAGGGTGGTAACATGGCAAAGGGTTTGGCGGCTGAAGTTAGAAATGACCCTAAAGCACAAAAGTTCCTGAAAGAGGCACTAACAAACATAATAAAGGACCTGAAATAACATGATAGACGCAATATCAAAATTAGTAGAGTCTGGAGCAATATCAGAAGATGTTCAAAAAGGCATCCAAGAGGCTTGGGATTCGAAAATTAAAGAAAACAAAGAAGTTGTAGGCGCTGAGTTAAGAGAAGAATTCGCAAAAAGATACGAACATGACAAAGCAAACATGATCGAAGCAATCGACTCTATGATGAACGAGAAGTTATCTGAAGAGATCACGAAGTTCGTTGAAGACAGAAAAGCACTTGCACAAGAAAAAATATCCTACAAAGAAAACGTAGGCAAACACTCTGCTAAATTAGAATCATTTATGCTTTCTAAATTGTCAGAAGAGTTAAAAGAACTACACGGCGACCGAAAAGGTGTCCACGAAAACTTCAAGAAGATGGAAGAATTCGTAGTTGGTGCTCTTGCAAAAGAAATTAAAGAGTTCCATGAAGACAAAAAAGGTGTTGTGGAGACGAAAGTCAAACTAGTAGCCGAAGCCAAAAAACAAATGGCCAAGATGAAAGAGGCTTTCATAACAAGATCTGCTAAAGTTGTAGAGTCTGCTGTTAACAAAAAACTTGCTGAAGAGTTAAAATCTCTTAAGGAAGACATTACAGCGGCGAGAACTGTCAACTTTGGCAAGAAAATATTCGAAGCGTTTGCGAGCGAGTACCAGAATTCTTACTTAAATGAGAAATCTGAGACTAGCAAGTTGATGAAAGTTGTTGACGAAACAACTCTAAAACTAGCAGATGCGGAGAAAGTCATCGAAGAAAAGAAAGCGGTGATTGAGTCGAAGAACGCTGAGTCCAAAAGACAAGCAGACTTGATGGAACGTAAGGAAAAGATGGCTGAGATGCTCAAACCATTGGGCAAAGAAAAGAGTGAAGTAATGAGTCAACTGTTAGAATCAGTTCAAACAGCGAAACTTGAGGCTTCATTTAACAAGTATCTACCACACGTGATGGCTGACAAAGTAGTTCCAGGAAAAACGAAAGTTCTTTCTGAGAGCGGCGGCGACAGAGCACAAAGGGAAGATGCTGACTTAACAAATATCCGTAAGTTAGCGGGTATATAACAACTAAACTAAAGGAAGATTACAAATGTCAGATATATTTGAATCAAAATGGGGCGAAACTAAAGCCGCTCTTACAGAAGGTTTAGCAGGCAACAAGAAAAAGACTATGGATGTCATCTTAGAAAACACTAAGAGATATTTGTCAGAGCAGTCTACAGCAGGTGCTACATCTGCCGGTAACGTTGCTACGTTAAACAGAGTGATCCTACCAGTAATCAGAAGGGTAATGCCTACTGTTATTGCGAACGAGATCGTTGGTGTACAACCAATGACTGGTCCAGTTGGTCAGATCCACACACTAAGAATAAGATATGCAGACACAGTTGCGTCAAACACGACAGCAGGTGAAGAAGCATTATCTCCATTCAAAATTGCGAAAGCATACTCTGGTAACCAGAACAACACTACTCCAAAAGCGGCATCAACTGCTTCTTTAGAGGGTACACCTGGTAAGAGATTATCAATCCAGATCTTGAAACAACCGGTTGAAGCGAAGTCTAGAAAATTAAGTGCTAGATGGACGTTTGAAGCGGCTCAAGATGCTCAAGCACAGCAAGGTATCGATGTTGAAGCGGAAATCATGGCGGCGTTAGCTCAAGAGATTACTGCTGAGATCGATCAAGAAGTAATTGGTTCATTAAGAACATTGGCAGGATCTGCTAGTGAGACTTTTGACCAAGCGGCTGTGTCAGGTACTGCAACATTCGTTGGTGATGAACACGCGGCATTGGCTGTGTTAATCAACAGAGTTGCTAACCAAATCGCAACAAGAACAAGAAGAGGCGCTGGAAACTACGCTGTAGTTTCTCCAACTGCTCTTACAGTTCTTCAATCAGCATCAACTTCAGCGTTCGCAAGAACAACTGAAGGTACTTTCGAAGCACCTACTAACACTAAATTTGTTGGT